TTCGTTGTCTGACGCAGCTTGTTGAACGGAAACTACTTGATCGAAGATTCTTTTACGAAGAAATCTCTCACAGGCAACGAAAAACTCCCCTTTTTCAGCTTTATACTTTTGCCATTTATCTTTAATTTCTTTTTTATCCTCAACTGTTAGTTTGTTAAACTCTTTGAAGGTATCACTTTTTATTGACCTACCATCATTCTCCCAGAATTTATCAAATTCAGAAGTATATTTTATTTTATTATTAAGTTTAGGTATAGGTATAGGTATAAGTGCTTTGTCTTTGCTTTCATTTAGCTTTCCATTAGCTTTAGGTCTTCCTCCAAGTTTACCATTTTCAGATTTAACAACGTGAAGATAATTAACTCTGGCCCACTCCTCGACTTGCGCCTTTTGTTCAAAACATTTTGACACTTCGTTAAATGAAAAAAACTTAACTAAAATTTTATCAACTTTTTCTTTAGTTTCACTATTAAAGGCTTTACAAATTTCATAAACTTCTTCCATGTTGCTTGTGAGCTGCGCTTTGTTTTCCCAAGAGAAACAAAGTAATCGCCAATAAATACCTAAGTCTTCATTTTTTAAATGCACAGTATTAGCGATAAAATCATTAACCCTAACAGGCATAGAAAAAATTTTATCTGTCATAGTTCTATTAAAGGTGTGTAAGCTCTAGCTTTATAATCAACTATATCCAAATACCCTTTAAACTTTAAAACTCTTAACATACTCCAAACAGAGCCTTTAGATTTGTACCCAGTAGCAGTTTTTATTTCTTCAATAGTTGGAGATATTTTATTTTTTTTGTAAGCATTATTAATTATCTCATAAACTTTTAATTGTGGTGGAGTTAAAGGCATAGGTTTCATATTTTTACTAGGGGGGTAAACAATTATAAGTAAAACCCCCCCTTTTCCGAAGAAGCACCAAATAAAGTTTGACCGACTAAATTTGGAAGAGCCTAATTGCTCTAATATAAAAATATATAAATTGACAAAAAAAGTAAAGTATTTTTTTTTAGTTGATAATAAAAGTTTATTCTATGTGCATACTTTCATTCTCATGTATGTCTGGTAATGCTTTAAGATTAACTGTTCCAGTACATATTGCTGCCCACTTAACTTTAATGTGCATGGTAATAGTGGAATGAAGTACAGTAAAATAAAATTTATTTTTAGCATCTGGCTCTGAAATCCAACCAATCAATAAATCTCCGCTATCTCTTTCTACCATCGCAACACTTTTATAACACAATGGATCAATTTTATTATTTTTTTGCCAATAAGAATTAAATATATAAATTATACCTTCATTAAAATCTAAAGAGTAATTTGTATCTACATCTTTATTAGCTCTAAAATTTATTCCATATGAACCAGGCATAATAGCACTAGGAATTTTGAGAATAGGTCTATCAAATTTAAACATTTCAACTTTTGTACCAGACCAAAACTGTCCTGCTATTTCTAAATCTAAACTTGGAAATAATAATTCTTTTTTTTCTAACTGTAACTCTTTGATACTAGATAACTTCTCAGCCATCTGTGGTGTCAATGAAACTTTTTTATTAATAACTCTACTAAAATGTATTTCATTAATGCCAATTAGTTTTGCAACTTCATTTTGTTGCATACCTGCAGCCTTGATAGCATCTCTTATTTTATTATTCATTATTGCTGAAACCATATAACAAACACCTATACAGTCAATTTATAAAAATTGCTAACTTTTTATTAATATTGATAAAAAATATTTTTTTTTTATTGAAATTGATAAAAAAAGCTAATAATAGACATTTATGAACAAAATTTGCTTTAAATACTGGAATAAAAAACGTCAAATTAAGTTCATGTTGTCTTCAACAAGGACTTTAAAAGCATATTGGGGGCTAAATGCCCCCTTTATATTCATTTTTTCTCCTGAAAATAAAAGGCTGAAGTCTCATGTTTAAGACATTAATTATTTTTGGAGGTGGGTTTTTAGTTGCATTAATTTTTTCCTACCTCCGAAAATTACAAAAGAAACATGAAAGAATAATAAATTGGAAAATAGAAGATGATAAAAATTTATATAACGAAGGTGCTGCGAAATACATTCGATTGGCTTTACTCGATAATGACAAAGCAAATACAGAAACAGAAATTATTACATCTTTCAGATCAAGAGAGAAGGTTTGATGATTGGTACATTGATGAACGTATGAAAGAATACATTAATGAAACTGAAATGTTACGTTGGGAGGGGGAACAAGTTCCACTCCATGAATTAAAAAAAAGGAACGACAATGACAGTAGTTAGTTTGATGGATAAGTTAGATACAGGACTTCACTTAGGAATGGTTAAACAAATTGTTAAAGCCATTACTGAACTTAAAGAAGAAAATAAAAATCTAAAACAAAGAATTAAAAAGTTAGAAGACATGGACAACGAAACTCTTCGTAATGACCTTAATAAAGTAGTGAAAGAAATTAAGGAAGATAATGCCAACTATTAGATATGAATTAGAAGATGGAACTGCTGTTACTGGTACTACTACTATTATTGGAGAGTTTAAATCTCCAGGTCCTCTTTTAAATTGGTGTTATAAAATAGGTTTTGAGTCTGGTAAAAATAAACAACTTCAAGATTTAGAAATGGAACATGGTCCTATTCAACATTGGACAGATTTACGAGATACAGCAGGAGGTCAAGGAACCTTAATTCACGACTATGCTGAAAAATATGTTTTAGGCGAAAGTTATGAATTACCAAGTGATGAAATAGTGTTGGCTGCTCATTTAAAATTTAAAGAATGGTGGGATAATTTTTCAAAGGATAACGATGAATAATTTTGAAGTAGTTTGGACAGAACGAAATATGGTTTCAGAAAAATTAAAATATGGTGGGTGTCCTGATCTGCTAGTTAAAAAATATAACAAAGAAACAGATAAACATGAGATGATAATGATCGATTTTAAAACTGGAAAAGGGATATATCCAGAGACAATCCTACAAATGGGTGCTTATGATAATCTCATATTTGAAACACAAGGATTTTATTGTGATAAAGCAATGATAGTTCGCATACCAAAAGATAACCAAAAAATAGAAGTTAAAACTTTTTCATCTTCGCAGTTGAAGTTGGGATTTAAACAATTTGATTTGTTGCGTAAGGCACATCTCAATAATTTCAAATTAAAAAAAATATTTGAAAAAAGGAAAAGGAGTAAATAATGAATGAATACGCACCCTTAACAGGTACAGTTAAAGAAAAATATCAAACAGGAAAAGGTAAACATGGTCTTATTATAGATTGTGATAACCCTGCTTTTAAATATCCAATTAAAGGATATGACGGAACTTATGAAGGTACTTTAGGTCTAAATGTTTTTCAAGTTGGAGATAAAGTAGAATTCAAATTTGAAAAAACTGATTACGGAACAACATTAACACAATGCACGATACAAGGTGGACATGGTTCACAACAAGATACAAGTTTCGATCATGGTGCTAACGTAGAAAATAGAGCTGATGAAGAAAGAGTTGTAAGTTCACAACCTATAGTAAGTTCTACTAACAATGATATGGAAACTTACTTACAAGCTGTCGATACAGCTTATGACAAATCTCAAAAATTTAATAATTTAAGAAATTTAGATGGAGAGAATTTACGAGCAGTTTGTATCGGTGCTGCAATTCAACACATGCGAAGTAATGGACGATGAAGAATTGTCCATGCACCTTTACAGTATTTGTAAAGAAATGAATTATGTTTGGCCTAGTATGAAAAAGGATATTGATGAAACAGTCAAGAAAGATAGAGAAGTATCGCAACTTCATTCGAAGTCAAGAATGTTCGATGTGTCAATACCCTCCTCGTTCTCAAGCACATCACATAACCTTACAAGAGAAATACAAGGACAAGAGGGGCATGGGTCAGAAAGTAAAAGATCAATCAAATTTAATTCCTTTGTGTCAAAATTGCCATCTGTTCGAACTACATCGAGTTGGCGAGAAGAAGTATTGGGAAACGAAAAAGCAAAACCCACACGAAATAGCGAAATATTATTGGAACGAATATGAAAATTTACACACAAAGAATTAGTCAAACTCTTGCAGAGCAAATAGCACAAACATATTATGGTAATGTCGTAACTAGCAAAGTGAAGGAAGATATTATTATATGCAGAACTTATAGCGCTGAAACTTTAGAAAAAGCATCAGAAGAAGTATTTAGCAAAACAAGTTATGAAAAAATTGTTCGTCTTTTATATGACTCTGATACTGAATTTGGTCCTGTTACTGAATGGTTTGATAAAGATAAAGCAGAGATAGAAGCATCTGAATTTGACATACCAGAGGTTAAAAGTGAAAACAACAGTAGTTAAAAAATTATGGCAAGGTAAATATGTCTCTGTCAAAGATTATGAAATTAAGTCTGCTATTAGGCAAGGTGGTTTAAGAATAACCCATAATAATGAGGTTATGGAACTAAACCCAGAAGAATTAAGCAATTTAAAGGCTAATAATAACGTCATACAATCACAATTTAAGGGCAGTTACCAATTAGTTGATATTACCTGGAAACCTCTCACAGAAGACCTAAATCAAGGAAAATTATATGAATAAAGCATTAATGACAGCAACTCAAGTATGCCAAGAATTAAATATTTCACGCCCAACCTTGTATAAGAGAGTAAATGAGGGTATTATTAAGTGCGTAAGATATGGAAGAGATTATAGGTTTAATTCAAACCATATCGAAGATTTAAAAGAAGGAGCAACATGGCAACAAGAAGAGAAGGAATACAAGAACGTGAGGGGTCGCCCTATTGGTACTTACACACAAGGATTAAAGGTAAACTCTACAAAAAATCTTCAGGAACTACTAAATATAAGGAAGCAAGAGAAATTAGGCAAGAGTGGATAGTTGATTTAAAACGTCAATTAAAAACACCTACTAATATAAAACAAAAATTAAGTTGTTTAGAATTATTTAGTGAGTATCAAGAAACAGTAGAACCTAATTGGGAAAATACGCAAAATCCAAAATCAACTAAAAATGATTTTTTACGAAATGTGCAAAGATGGATTGACGAAATAGGTCAAGAAACTTTTATACATGAAGTAAATCTTCCTGGTATTATAAAAAAATTTATTAATAAAAGAAGAAAAGAAGGAGTAAAACCAAAAACAATTAATATTGAAATTGCTTTTTTAAGACAGGCTTACAATGATGCAAAATTATCACAAAAATATTTATTAGGAAACGAACCTATTTGGAAAACTTTTATGTTTAAAAAAGAAAAAAAAATAGATCGTTCTATGTCTAAAAATGAAATTGTATCTATGTATCAAGCAGCTAAACCACATGCAAAAAATGTAATATTTTGGAGATTGGTTTCTGGTTTAAGAAAATTTAATTCAATGGAATTGACTACACAAATGATTAATTGGGATAAAATGACTATTACTTTTATACAAAAAGGTAATCAGGAATACATTTTACCACTTACACATGAAATGGAAAATTTATTAAAAGGTAAAAAATTGTTTCCTAGTGAAAGTGATGAAGAACATAAAGCTAGAATACAATGTTTAAATTTAGATAAACCAGGTAATGTTTTTTTATATAATGGTAAACCTATTAAAAGCATTAGAAGAGCTTATAAAACAGCTCAAAAAGATGCAGGATTTATTAAAATGTATAGAGAACATGATACTAGACACACTACTGCTAATTTAATTGGTAACTCTGAACATGTAATGAAAACATATGGACATAGCGATATTAATACTAGCAGAATATACGATCAATCAGATTTAAAAACACGATCTGATAGTTTAGAAAAAATTGGAAAGTTAGTATACCAAATAGTATACCAAAATCATAAAGAGGGTACTGACCAAGTTTAAAAAATGGCTGAATTAGTGGTCGGGGAGAAAGGATTCGAACCTTCGACCCCCTGGTCCCAAATTATGTTTACACTATTTCTACAAATAAAAAAAGACCCCAGAAGTGTTGAGTTTCTGGGGTTTCTTATATGTAATGATTTGTAATGGTTTCTATATTTTATCAAGTTTTATCAAACTTAATAAAGTATTAAGTATACCATTAAGTATACCACTACCCTAATTTCATTTCTTGTTTCATTGTACTGTTCTCTTGTATCAATAACTGACACTTTAAACGTAATCCTTCATATTCAGCGTATGCGCTCTCTGTCTGCATTTCTGCTTGATCTATAAGGGTATCTATCTCTGCATACTCTATATGAGTACGTGCTTTCATTTTTGCGTCTTCAACAGTACATTTTTCAGCCTGTCTAAACTCAAGGTATAATTTAGCTTCAATTCTTTTTTTCTGACGTTCTAAGCTATCGTAGGCAGCTTTAGACTCTCCATATGCTTTTCTTGTTCTTGTTAATTCTGATGAGATAAACTCTTTATCAAAACGAAGGGGGTTCCATTGGTTCATAGGTCCTCTACATATTGTCAATTATCCATGCTTTTAATTCGGAACGAGTAAGTAATTCTGTAATAAAATTCCCATAGGAATTAACAACAGTTTCCTCTTCTTTATCTTTAAGAAGATATTGGTAATATCCAACATGCAACATTTCATGGATAACTACGTTAATTGCGTCTTTACCTCCACCTTGGATAATATCATCATCTAAATATATTTTGTAAGGGGGCTTTCCAACGAAGGCCCCCTGTGCTTCTGAAACCTCATAACTAATGTCATGGGGTATTGTAATTAATTGTACCTCAAAAGCTCCAATAGTTACTTTGGAAGGCAATTTAAGTTTTTTCACTTAATTTTTTTTTGTTTTTTCTTTTTATTTTTAAACCCAGATTTCATGTTAGCATATGAGCTACTAGATATTGTAGATTTAGATTTAGGTCTTGATATACCAAGACGTTTACGTTTATTTATATTTTCATACAAAGACATTTAAGTACCTATTTTTTTTTGCGTTATTTTATGTGCTTCTGTAAAAGTTTTTCCATTCTTCATTAATTTTTTCATCATAACCATATGTTTATTAGTATGATGTTTAGAATGTTTTTTTAAAGTTTCTGTTTGTCTCTTTGTAAAAGACATCAGTATTTAGGTGGTCTTGGTTTTTTCTTATCCATGTTATCCTTTCATTCTACCATTTACATTTTGCAGACCAAAATGCAGCCGACATTTTTCCTTTAGCAATATTCTTTCCATGTCTTGCCATAAAAGATTTTCTTCTTGGGGTGTTTTTTTTATCTCCTGTTACGCCTTTTTGACCAAAGCGAATAAGTTTTATATTACTACCTTCTTTAGCCAAAACTGCGTGTGATTTAGAAGAATGATTTGGAGTGCGTTTACATTTGTTATAACCACTAAAAGTTTCACCCCTATAGTTTATTGACATTTAATTATATTGAACCAATTACTACGATTACTATTATCGCAACAATTCCTGCTTTTACCCAATCAGACATTCCCCAATCTGACCAAGATTTTATATGGTCCCATAAGTCTTGTAATAATTTCATATTACCTCCTATTTTTTATTCATAAATTGTTTTGCACCACGCAGCCCAAATACACTTGCTATCATGGCTGAAATTGCAGCCTTGTACCAAGTAGGGCAATTATCCAAAGCAGCAAAGCCACGTTCTACAATGACTTCACAACCAGGAATAAAGGCTAAAATTAAAGGGATTGAAAATAAAAAAACTAACCACTCATCTTTAAGGCTATCTTTTCCACCTTTAATTGCTTCTATATCATATTCTATTTCGCCAGAAATTTGTTTTTCCATTAAGGAAGTTTTAGCTTTTATTTCTGTTAGCTTTTGAAATGACTTAGCTTTTTTAGTTTCAACATATCCACCTACTGCATCTTTAACAATACTAGCAACAGGACCTAAAAGTAAATTTAACATACAAATCCTATTTGTTGTGCGTAAATATATAAATTAGCAGCTTCAATTAAAACTAAAGACGTAAATAAAACTGTTACAATTATTTTCATTTATGTTTCTCCACGATTTTTATTAAAGCATCACATCTTCCTGGGGTTTGTTCAGCCCACAAACTATTTTTCATCTCCAGGCAACTTGTGGAATAATCTTTCTTTTCTAATGCTGCTCTAAAATTTTTAAACTTAAACAATCGACTTCCTAATTGAAAACTCATTTCAATACATACACCAAAAATATCTGCATGATGTTTGTCTGGGTCATACAAAAATGTTTTAGCTAAATCAAATGCGTCATTGAAATCTTGATTAAAAACTTTTTCTGCTTCTTCTTTACTATATTCTATACCTTCTTCGTAAGGGTCTCCAACATCACATAAATGTCCATAAAATATTGTTCGGTTTCCAAGATGATCTAAATAAACTTTATTTCTATAACCTTCGTGTTCTTTAATTCTATTTTTAATTTCTTCAATCATGTTGTTCCTCTATCAATTTATCTAAGTACCACTTCGCTTTTATTAAATCTTCTAATCCATTCTTTTCTTTGTAACGAGTTACGTATTTAATAATGTTACCTTCTAAAAAATTCATATCGTATTCGATAATGAAATCAGTAACTTGTATTGATCGTTTGTAATAAGAAGGATTAATATTATCTTTTATATTTTCCCTATCCATCTATTGCCTTTTTCTAAAACCATAGGAATTAAATTTGGAATTCCATTCTCTATGTAAGCGCAGCCAAGTATGGGTCTTCGGATATTTACTCTTGAATAAGCAAAAGCTAGGGAGTCTTTATCAATTAAACAACCTACTGTCATTCCCCATTTAAGAGCTTCAGGAGAAGACCAATATTTAATTTGAAAATCTGTGTGAAAATGACCTTGAATAAAATTCATACTAATAGCCATAGAAGATTTTAATGGGTCTTTATTCATATTATGAACAAAGTAATAACTTCCATACTTATCATGTAAGATAAGTTTATCATGCCATTTCCAATTCTTTTTATTAACGTCAAGAATATCAGGATAATCTTTTATAATGTAATCAGGTAAACCATGATATTTTCTTTTACGAAACACTAAGGAACCATGATTAGAATGAAGTAAGTCCATTTTAGGAAATAACTTTTCTAATTTTTTTATATCTTCTCTAGCCTTCAGCAGCTCTTGAGTAGCATTATCAAGATCAGGGTCTTTGTCATGGAATGAAATCGCATGATAATCAACTTCGTCTCCTATATTTACAACTCTGTCAGGTTTTAACCAGGACTTAACAGCTTTTAAAAAAGGTAAACTGTCTTTATGCGCATAAGGAAAATGAAGGTCCGAAATTATTAAAGTCTTCATATAACGTCCTTTTTAGGGGGGTACTAATGGTCAAGGAAGGTCAGTTTTCTTCTTCTACGTTGAGATATGAGCTTGTTTTTTAATCTATTAATCGGAAAAAAGTATAAATTGCTCCTAAAATACCACCAATAAACAATGCAACCTTTAATCCACCAATACCCATATTAGAAGTTTTATTAAGGCCCATTATTTGCTTTTGCATAATATTTACATCTTCTCTTATATATTTAACATCAGTTTTTAATTCTGCAATTTCTTTTTCCCAATCAGACATTTGAATTTCCTATGTTTGAGCCACATCTAAATATAACTGTTAATCTTCTTTCTTTTAAATCAGCATCAAGATAATTAGCTAAATTATTTTTTGCTAAATTACACTCTATATTATCATTAAAGTTTAAAGGTACTTCACTTTTAAAACAAAGTGTTTGATCTAAATCTCCTACATTAAGCATACAAATCATGGCAAATATTTTAAACATAATTACATTTTAGATAATGGATTATCTAAAGCCTTTTTAATTTGTTTATCTGTCTTTTCCTCTAATGATTTCATGTCATCTTTTATATTGGTTATAGCTTCTTTTAAATCTCTTGCGTTTTCTCTGCTATCTTCTTTAACTTGTTGCTCAACATCTTCTACGATTGTTTCTATTCTTCTAACATCTTGTCTAAGGTCATTTTTTAATTCATTAGCTACATCACTAACAAGGCTAATTTCTTGCAAAATCATACTCATTTCAGATTGCATCATTTCTACTTCTTGCTGAACTAAATCTACTCTTTTATCAAAACCACTAAGGTCTGGTGCTGTGTAGTTTTGTATTTGATCTTTCATATCAAGATAGTCTTTGTAAAATTCAAAGCCACCCCATAGACCACCACCAAGAGTAGTTAAGGCTGTGAGAATAACAAATATTTTTCCACCACGAAACTTAGCACCTGCAAATTCTAATTCTGCCATCGCTAATCCAAATCCGTCTGCCATTGGCTATCTATCATGTCGTTCATTAATCCATCACTTCCTGCAAATAAAAAATAACTTGCTATATCGTTATCGCTAATGACACTATCTGGTAGTGTTGCATTAGTAAAAAATCCTACTCTGTCGTTAATTTGTTTTTGTGAGTCAAAGAAACTTTTAGTATTACCTAATACTTGCATTACAATTAATGTTTTCATTTGATTAGCAGAGTCATATCGTTGCTTGTCATCAATCTTTTTCATAATTTTTTTGACAGCTTTTTCTTTAGAGCTTTCTTTTTTTGTTTCTTTAGGCTTTGGTTTAGGCTCTTCTTTTTGTTCTTCTTTAACTTCTGCTACTTCTTTTGTTTCTTCTACAGGTTGTTCTTCTACTTCTTCAACAGCTTCTTCAATAGTTTCTTCAACAGGCTCTTCTATTGTTTCTATTTCTGCTTCAATCTCTGCTTCTATTTCAACTTCAATTTCTATTTCAGCAATTTCTATTTCTTCTATTTCTAATTCAACAGTTTCATAACTAGGCTCATTAATTTCTATTGGCTCTAAAATAAAACCATCATCAGTATCTATTGCATCATTAGACTCAAAGACATCTTCAACAACATCTATTATGTCCTCTGGTGTATCTATATTTAACGCAATAAACATTTCTACCGAAGTGATAGACTGTGTTATTATTGTGTTAACCACATTGTAAAGTACATTGACAGACACATCGTCAAATAAAACTCCAACAGCAAGGTTTATATCTCTTCCACCTACTTCAATAATAACTGTTGTAAGGCTACCAGAGAAATCAAATCCACCTTCATAGGCTTGATACCCACTTGCTACACCACTTGCTGATAAAACATCTGTGCCACTAAAAACATTAGTGTTACCATCTTGACCTATAATTTTCATATAGATAGAGTCTTGACTGTCTTGTTTATCTACTTTTATTGTATAGTTAGTTCTACCACCATACTCTATATTAAGTTTAGATATATCAACTGTTTGAACAAATGTTGTTAAGTTAGGATCAGTAATTTCAGCACATCTATCCGTTCCTAATTCATTACAATATGTGCCTGTTGGCATTGATGCACTACCTTGACCACCCCAATCAATATCCATATCTCCTTCTTTAGAAGATACAACATAATCATTATCTCCATCTAACAAATCAAGAGAGTCCTCATTTGTTACTGTGGTTGTTGTTGTCGTAGTATCTGTGGTAGTCGTTATTGTGATACCATCAGCTTCATGTTCAATAGTTTCCGTTATTACTTCGTCTATTATTTCTTCTACTGTTGGCGAACATAATCCGATTGTATCTGTTGAACAATCAACAGCATGACTAGAATAAGATAGGGAAACCAATATACATAGCCATAGCCATAAGTATAAACTTCGCAAATTCTTCATCACTTTTTGTTTGTTCCTTCGGTTTAATTTCTTGTTCGTTAAATATAATGCTGTTTTTAGGAACTAGATGAGCATTTTCTAACCAACCTGTTTTAGCATCTTCTCCTATTGCACCCTTATAAGGACAATAAGTACCTGCGTTCCACATAGCATCAAAAACTCTATGATCTGCACAAAGAGTAGATATAGAAGCTACCTTCATACCCATTGAATACAAACTACGAGCAAGTTTAATTCTCTCACAGTTTTCATCTGTAATAGTAATGCCAGATGCTATCCCTAGTATTTGTGTTTGTACTGCTCCACTTGTTGCAGTTTTACAAATATCAGAATTATTAACTACGACACTAGGAGCATTAGCTGTTGGAGGAGTATTGTTTGTAACTACTGTTGAGGAAACTGTGTTTGTGTCTGCTCCAAGAACAGCGTTCATTGTACTACTTAAAAAAAATATTAATATGGTTGCTAATGCAACACCTATAATTAATGGAGTTCTCATTTACCACAAGTACACTTTCCATCTTCGCAACAAGGATTAATCATGTGTCACCTACTCGCATAAAATTAAAGTGTGTAGCATTTTGGTCGGCATTACCAGATAGTTTCATAACATTTGCATCAGAAACATCTGTTCTAAATTTACATTTATGAGTAGATGTATTTGTAACATCAAATAAAAAATCAATACAAACTTGACCCATAGAAGCACTATCGTTTCTTAATGTTTCTCCACCTTCTGCCGCACGACCATAACTTGAATTATCGGTAGTGGTAAAAATCTGTAGTATACCATAATTAGCATCTGATGAAGTACGCTCAAATGTTCCTACTGCTTGAATTAAATAAATACCAGTAGAAGGAAAAGTAAAAATCCCAGAACTTTCCGTCATAGCACTTCCTAAAGCACCACCACCTTGATTAGAATTTATACGACCAAGATTAGCTGTAATATCTTCCCCACCAGAGGGTAAATTTGTTTTTGTTGAAGTTAATCTCCATGTATCAAAAACAGTAATTCCACCTTGAACATAATTACTTGTAGGCAAAGTACCTGTAACACCTTGTGCTAAATTTAAAAATGTCTGTGCCATTATGCGTTCTCCAAT